CTACGACAAGGACACCATCGGTCTGCAGGCCCGCGTGATCTCGAAGGGGATGCGAAAGATTACGGGCGTGATCGGCGATCAAAGTGTTCTCTTTGTCTGCCTGAATCAAATTCGTGTAAAGATCGGATGCGTCTCTCCTGAGACGATGGTGACAGTCAGAAAATCTGATGCGAAGAAACAGAAAATTTCCAAATTCTTTGAAGACGCTGGTTATGACTATCGCGAGATGGAAACAAATCGTTTCTACCCTATCTCGGGGTGGGAAATTCTTACTCACACTCCTGAGGGAAATGACTGGCGAAAAGTCACGCACCTGGTGAGAAAGGAGTCTTGTGTTCCCGTCATTGTCAAGTTCAATGACGACACCATCTCAGTGAGTCCAGAACATCGATTTTGGACTCACTGCGGCGGTACCGAAAACTGGGTCGAGGCGATCGATCTTGTCGAAGAGCGATCAGAGGTCAAACTACTCCACGAAGGCGGAGAGTGGGTGACTGCGACTTTCGAAGCGGGAACGCAGGAAGTCGACATTCTTGACATGACTGTAGAAGGGACGGAAAGTTACTTCAGCGAAGGTGTCTTGTCGCACAACACGATGTATGGTGATCCGACAGCGGTTCCCGGTGGTAACGCCATTCCCTTTCACGCCTCAGTCCGCATTCGCCTCGGCGCGGGTCAGCAGATCAAGACGAGCGGGGACGACGTCATCGGTATCAACGTGTCGGCGAAGACAATCAAGAACAAGGTCGGCCCGCCCTTCCGTTCCGCGAACTTCCGCATCATCTTCGGCAAGGGAATCGAGGAACACGAGGAAATCTTCGATCTCCTCCGCGAGACGGGCAAGGTGACTCTCGACGACGGCACTGTCATCAACGTCGAGGGCGCGGGATCCTGGAAGTATTTCAACGTCGCGACGGCAGACGGCGAGGTGATCGTCGACAAGAAATTCTTCAAGGCAGACTTCAAGGACAAGGTGATGCGTGATCCCGAGGCCGCGCCGTGGTTCGAGATGATGCTCGAGAGGGTGATGGTGAAGAGTTCGGTCACCGCCGCCGACATTGACATCGATCCCGAGTCATACGAAGACGTTCGCGCCCTCGCAGATCAGCTCGGCGAGTCTGGTCTCGACGTCTCTCCGGAGTAGTTCGTAAGTTATATATCTGCTGATCTACCTCCATATTTATATGTGGAGGTAGCAGATGACATATGAAAACTTGAGTGACGAGCTCATCCTTAGCGGGATAGAGCGTTTTCTGTCAGGCGCAGTGATTGAAGAGATAAAGGGGCTCTGGGGGTTTGGGCGCAACAAAACAATAAAGATTCTCAAATCCCAGCTCGGCGAAGAAAAATACGCAGAAGTAGCGAAGAAAAATGGGATGGCGCGAGCAAATGCTGCAAGCGTTCTTGTGAACAAAGGCAGCATACGTGGACCTTGCTCTCAAGAGCGTCGAGAAAAAATATCTAGAGCGAACAAAGGGAAAGTTAGAACTCTTGAAAGTAGAAAAAAAGTATCAGAAGGCTTGAAAAGAAGAATAGAAGAAAAGGGCCCTTTGAGAAGCGAAGAGTCTTATAGAACGGGGGCTCAAAAAGCTAAAGAGACAAAATTAAAAAATGGAACGTATGAAATCTTTTCCGAAAAGATGACAGGCGTTCGAAAGAAGCCTCACACTGCTGAAACGCGCGAAATTATGCGACGTAAAAAGATTGTCTTCTATAGCAGTGGAGGGAAGAATTGGATCGAGGGAAAACACCACTCAGACGAAACTCGCTTAAAGTGCGCAGCAGCAACAGCAGAGCGCTGGAAACTTGGAAAGTATTCGAATCTGACTGGGTTGTGGAGAAGCGGCCTGGAGATGCGGGTGCTAGATTCGCTCTCTAAAAGATATGACTGTGAACATTCATTTCGCATCTCAAATAGAGTTTATGACATTTTCATTCAAGAATTGAACCTCCTGATTGAGGTCAACGGCGACTATTGGCATTTCAATCCTTCTTTCTACGAAGCAGACTATTTCGACAGACACAGAAATCTCTTTGCAAGAGACGTCTGGGAAAGAGACAAAAGAAAAATTGAATTAGCCATATCATCTGGATATAATGTCATCACAATCTGGCAAAATGATCTACTTCAAAACTTTGAAGAGGCGATAGACAATGCAGTCTCAGAATTCTCAGGAGGTGACCGTCAATCAGAAACAAATTCTTCTGATTGACGGTCTTTAGCTGAACCTATTCATTCGAAACTTTTGCGCAAATCCGCTGATGGCCGAGGGTCAGCACGTGGGGGCCGTCGTCGGCTTCCTGCAGTCGCTGAACTCTCTCATCTCGACTCACCGTCCGAAAGAGTGCGTGGTCGTGTGGGAGGGCGGCGGTTCGTCGAGACGCCGGGCGATCTATCCCGACTACAAGTCACGTCGTCGTCCCGTGAAACTCAACAGGTTCCACGAGGGTGACATTCCCGACACGCTGGAGAACCAGAACTGGCAGGTGAAACTCCTCGTCCACGTGATGAGAAATTTACCCATTCGCCAGATCTACGTCTCCGACTGTGAGGCCGACGACGTCATCGGATATCTCGCAAAATATTCCTACTCAGATTCACGCGTTCTCATCGCTTCCTCGGATCACGACTACTTACAATTGGTCGACGATCGCGTGACAGTCTGGTCCCCCACGCTGAAAGCGATCGTCACGAGGGACTCGGTGAAGGAGAGGATGGGAGTGTGGCCGCAGAATCTCGTCACCGCGCGCTGCTTCTGCGGCGACTCTTCTGACTCGCTGCCGGGCGTGAAGGGTCTCGGCCTGAAGACACTCGTGAAGAGGTTTCCAGAGCTCGCGGGCGAGGAGGAGGTCACGATCGACCAGATCATCGAGATGGCGGAGTCAGCGCCGCCGAAGTCTCCGAAAGTCTACGAGAACGTGAAAAATAACGCCGCGCTGGCTAGAATGAACTGGAAACTTATGCGACTCGATGTTTCGAACCTCAGCTGGAACCAGGTCACGCGGGTGAACAGCGCCGTGGAATCTCCCCTACCAGAGGGAAACAAGATCGAACTCATTCGGTCTCTCGTGAAGGCGGGCATCAAGAATTTCGATGTCGATCGTCTCTATCTTAACGCAAGCGTCAATCTCAAGGTGGTGAAGTAGATGTCAGAGATCAATCCGGGCGAAGCGCTCTTCAAACAATACGGCAAGCCGTTTCAAGAGAAAATCTTTCAGGGACTTCTCACCGATCACGCCTGGGCGACGCAGATGTCGGAGGTGATGAAGGCGACATACTTCGATCTCAGGTATCTCGCGTACTTGAGCGACAAGTACTTCAAGTATCACGAAAAATACAAGACGTTCCCGACCCTCTCGCTCCTCATCTCGATCATCAAGGACGAACTTCGCGAACAGAACAACGCGATGCTCAAGGAGCAGATTGTCGAATACCTCGGGCGAATGCGCTCGTCACCTGACATGGGCGACATCGCGTACGTGAAAGACAAGGCGCTCGACTTCTGTCGGAAACAGGCCCTTCGCGAGGCGCTCGAAAAGTCCGTCGAACTCATCTCGGGTGACAAGTACGACGCCGTCGTCGACCTGATGAAGAAGGCGGTCTCCGTGGGCCTGCCGACTTCTGTCGGTCACGACTTCTTCGAGGACGCCGAGGCCCGCTTCGTGAAGATCAATCGACAGGCCTGCCCGACGGGTCTCGAGGCTCTCGATGAGAAGACTGTCCTCAACGGCGGTCTCGGTCGCGGCGAGCTCGGCGTCGTCGCGGCAAACACGGGCGTCGGCAAGAGTCACTTCCTCGTCTCCATCGGCGCAGAGGCGCTCCGTCGCGGCAAGAACGTCGTCCACTACACCTTCGAACTCACAGAGACGGCAGTCGGCATCCGATACGACTCTCACCTGACGGGAATCCCGTCCAACGACATCCAGGACTCGAAGGAAGAGGTCCTCGAAAAATACAAGGAAATGGATCTCGGCAAACTCATCATCAAGGAGTACCCGACGGGCGCCGCGACGGTGAACACGATCCGCAACCACCTCGAGAAACTCTCACTGAAGGGTTTCACTCCCAACATGCTGCTCATCGACTACGCGGACATCATGCGATCGACGAGAGAGTATGACGCCCTGCGCCTCGAACTCAAACTCATCTACGAGGAACTTCGAAACCTCGCGATGGAGAAGAACATTCCGGTCTGGACAGCGTCCCAGGCGAACAGAGACTCTTCGAACTCTGACGTCGTCGGTCTCGAGAACATGAGCGAGTCCTACGGCAAGGCGATGGTCGCAGACGTCGTCGTCTCGCTCTCTCGCAAGCCCGCAGAGAAGGCGACAGGGGTCGGTCGACTCTTTGTCGCAAAGAATCGCGCAGGTCGAGACGGCATCCTTTTCCCCATTCACATCGACACTGCTCGATCTACAATCACAGTTCTAGACGAGAACGAACTCACGCTTCAGGAAGCTGTGAAACAAGACGACAACGATCGAAAGCGTCTTATCAAAGAGAAGTGGAACCAAGTTATGGGAGCAAAGTAATGGAATTCGACAAGCAGAAAGTCCAGGCAGAACTCTCGAAGTATTTCGGTGGCGACGAGCTCGCGCCTGATGTCTTCTGGAAGTATGCCCTGCGAGACACGGCCGACGCCGTCGTAGAGACACATCCGGACGAGATTCACCGTCGTCTCTCTCGAGAGTTTGCGCGCATCGAGGCGAAGTACCCGAATCCCCTCTCCGAGGAAGAGATCTACGACCTCCTACGTGACT